TACAGCAACTGATCGAAGCGGGTCATGTTGTAACAGTTGGTGTCAATCCGTTATCGATAGATTGGATGCCACGGTTTGAACCGCTGTTAGATCAGCTCAAGAAATTTGGTGTGTGGGGTGTGTGGATTCAAGTGCCATATTTTTCTAAGGCATTCAAAAACAATCTAAAGGCAGATGCTATATCCCGTCTTGGACCTCAATTTATTAAAAACTGTGGCCAAAGGGGAAAAAAGGAAGATATTGATCACGCGCAAAATGCAATGAAGTACGCAAAAGAAATTGGATTACAAGTGTTCAGCACAAGCTATGAAGAACCCACTAGATTTTTTGATCCGTGGCATGAAGTGTATTCTAGGGTCATGCCATATTGGCATCAGTTTATCAATGTAGTTGATTACGCATTAGGCGATGAAGATGAAGAAAAATACTTAATAGTACAAAAGGAAGATGTTCTCAACATTCTGTCACCCCTGCCAGAGTGTGACTGGGCTGAGCCCTTGCGTTGCAGGAGGGCCAAGCACTATCGAGCGATCACAAACACGCCGGCAGGTTACAAACTACCAAAACAAAGTGTAGAAGGATTTTGGAATATAGTTTGGAATGATGATTTGTTTTGCAAGCGCTTTGGCCCAACATCGTTTGCCCGGTTTGCACATGCTTGTATTCTCAAAGACGGTAAGATCATCCCGTTGCTTGACGAAAATGGAGACAGGCTTGTTTTATATCGCAGAAAAGAGTTTCCATATATTTTCGTAGAGACACCGGAGCTGGCATAGAATGGTGGTCGTAAATCTTCTACTAAACCACCATGGCCGGCGATCTTGCCAAAATGCGACGGATGCTAATGGAAAAAACCTCCCAAAAATTGAGCAGCGAAACGCCCAGCTCTGGCCAGACCGCAAAAGAACGGTGGAAAGAGGAACAATCGACCCTACGCCTCGCAGACCGTTTGACACGCCCAAGGAAGAAAGGCGAGCCCTATTTCCCCGAATCGTTCTATCGCGGCTCGGTATAGGGCAAGCGCTTCGTGACCCTGCCTCCTGGGGGGGCAGGGCATCATGAGCCTGGCAGCGCTGGCTTACGCGCGGCACCGGCAGGAGCGCGGGCTCCCTGGCGGCTCTCACCAGGCAGTCCTTAAAGCAATTGCCGATGGCCGAATCTCGGCTCCAGCTGTGCGCCGCGAAGGCGTACAATGGCTGATTGAACCCGATCTGGCGGATCGTCAGTGGGCAGAGCGAACCATCCAACGTGTCCGCAATGACCCGTCAGTCTCCCACGCGCAGGTAGAGAAGCAGACGGCAATTAATGGCATCCCGGCGCTGAATGTAAGCAAAAGTGTTAAAGCGGCGATCGACGCGCAAAGAGCCGAAGCTGATCTTAAAATGGCACGAATCGAGCTAGAACAGTTACAAGGAAAACTGGTCTATCTCAGTGATATGAGACAGGCCTACAATGCTGTGCTAAATACTATGTTGACACGTGCTTATGCGGCTGCTAAACAAGTAAAACTGCAGATTCCACATATTACGCTAGAAGATATGCAAACAATAGAAAAAATCGTGCTAGATGTATTTGAGCAGACATCTAGCGACGACTTCGATGATTTACCAGAATGATTAACCGAAGTATTCGCTCCCTGGCACGCGCATTAGCGGCAGGGATAAAACCGAAGCCGCCAATGACAATGCTCGAATATGTAGAAAAATATGGATATATCACAAGTCCATCAGATGGCCGCCAGAAATGGTACACGCGTCCTTACCAGCGTGATTGGTTTCTTGCGCCAACCGATCCAGAAGTGCAGTGCATGGTGTGCATGAAACCGTCTCGTGTTGGATGGTCTGAATATGTAAAATTTGTCGTTCAATTCTTTGTAGACTGGAGGCCATCGAAGTTAATGATTGTCCAGCCCACAGATGAAGAGGTTAAAAAGTACAGTGACGAAGACATTGAAACAATGTTTAATCCAGCGCATGGTGCACCAAGATTGACTAATATGCTTGACAATAAAAAATCACGGACGTCCCTCAAGAATACCTATAACTATAAGCGTCTGACTAACGGTTCAATCATTGACATCAGACACGCTGGTTCCGCTGGCTCAGCCAGACGAGTCAATCGAAACCCGATCCTAATCGAAGAGCCAGCGGCTTATGCCCAGCTTTCGGAAGGTGACACGCTTCAGTTATTCCTCCAGCGAGCTGGAACCGCTGTGGATCCGTTTTTCACCATTGGAGGAACACCAGTTGCCCCAAACGATTATATGGAGCAATGTTTCAGAATGGGTGATCAACAGTATCGCTACTATCCATGTCCACACTGTGGCCACTACCAAGAATTGATGACACGCGGAGCGTGGGAGCGGTTTATCAAAGAAGGCAAGAATGCTGGCAAGTTAATCTGCGAAAACTGTACTAATCCAGAGACACAATCGCCGCTGATTGAATATCGTCACCTGCGAACCATGGATTCGCACGCTGGCTGGGCATGTCCGCTTGAAGGCGTTGATCGCAAAAAACAGATTCTGGATGACGATGGCAATCCGATCTGGCGCAGCCAGCAGGTTGGGCCCGGAATGAGTTATCACCGCGCGGCCAGCTGGTCAGAGCTGGCTCGTCGCTACCGCAACGCGTTATCACAGCTGCGGATGGGCAATCCCGATCCGATGCAAACATTTTACAATACTGATCTGGGGATTCCTTGGGAGCCCGTCTCAGCGTCGCGAATCACGGCCGATGGACTGGCCAGGCGTCTGCAGGATGCGAGCGCCGGCAACGGGTATCCCTGGGACGAGAGCGACACATGGGAGGCTCCCACGGGCGTGTTGGTCATCACGATCGGAGTCGATGTGCAGGGCGGCGGCGGCACCCAGGGGGAAGGCCTGCGGATCCACGTCTGGGGTTGGGGTCGCGGAGAGGAGAGCTGGCATCTGGCTGAGCTGGCGGTTGATGGCGACCCCCAACAGCTCGAAACACTCGATCATCTCGACGCCGTAATTTCCAGTCGTTGGCTCAGGCAAGACGGGGCCCAGCTCCCGGTTGCGCTGGGAGCGATTGATGAAGGCGGTCTGGCTACGGAAAGTGTTCGACGCTGGTGCGCTGCCCGCGTAGGCCGGTGGATTCCAGTTAGAGGTCTGCCCCAGCCAAATGCGGAGTTGCTCGGACGAGGCGTAGCCGTGGAGATCAATGCAAAAAATCGTGCTGCCAATCGTGTTGGGCGAGATCTTATGTACTACTCAGTCGGGTACGAGCGATCGGTAAACCAGCTGGGATCGCAGCTCAATGTGAAGGCTCCTGGCCCAGGGTATGTCCATCTTGGACGCTGCACATCAGCGCAAACTCTGACGGAATTGTTTCCGTGGCGACGCACTCCGATCAGTCCGCGCTCAAGTCAATACCACTGGAGTCTCCCCCAAGGAGCCAGGGACGAGGCAGGGGACTGTCGTCGCTACGCCTATGCCGCTCTGCTGAAGTTTGCCCGCGCATATCCCGGTCCTGACGTGATGTGGCCTCGGCTGGAGGCTGCTGCGCTGCGCTCCATCGCCCCACCGCCGCCTCCTGCGCCAGCGCCGCAGAAAACTAGCTGGCTAGAAAGCGGTGCCACGGCAGGGGTGCGCACTAACTGGCTGAGGCGATAGGATAAAGCCATGGCATATACCTCACAACAACTGGCGGACCTCAGGGCGGCGATCGCGGAAGGCGTGTTGTCCATTACTGAATCCAACGGTCATCAGGTGACATTTCGCTCCCTGGCGGACATGCGCAGGATCGAGGCTGCGATGGTTGCAGAGCTGGAAACCAGTCAGCCCAGAATCAAGCGGACTGTTTATACCCCATCCAGGTATCAATAATGGGCAAGAAAAAGAGCAAAAAGCCAAGTAATACCATAGTTTATTCCAGATTTGATGCTGCGCAATCAACTCGAACCACAGAAAGCTGGTTTGCTCCTAGCACGGGTCCGAACAGTGCGATGCGCCAGAGCTGGAAGTGGCTGGTTGATCGCCATCAAAATCTAGCAGATAACGATGGATTGGCCAAGAAAGCTGTAGGCGTGATTGTCAACAACTGGATCGGAGATGGCATCCTGAGCACACCTGTCAATGCAACAAAAAGATACAAGAATGTTTATACGGAGTGGATGAGAATGCTGGAAAGTGACTTTTATGAACAATTCAATCAGTATGGCCTCCAGTCGCTAGGCGCGCGAACTGCAGTTGTTCGCGGCGCTTATCTGATCAGGAAGCGGGTCAGGCCTGAGCTGTTTGAAAAATATGGTGTTGTTCCGTTACAGATTCAGATCCTTGAAGCGGAATGGCTTGACACCACCAAGGACAACGGGACTGATATAATCTTTGGTCAGCAGTTTGATGCTGATGGCAGACTGGAAGGTTATTGGCTCAGAGATCAACATCCTAGTGAATCGATGTTGTGGAAGGGCGTATCGCTGCGGTCCACGTTTGTGCCAAAAGATGAAATTTCTCTAGTCTTTGATTGCTTAAGGCCTGGCCAGCGCATGGGTTTGCCGTTTGGCACAGCAGCGATCTTGACGTTGCGTGACATGGGGGATATAAGAATCGCACAGCAACTTAAAGACAAGATTGCGGCATGTTTTTTTGGTGTTACATCTGGTGAAGAAGTGTATAGGTCTAATCCCGGTGATCCAACAGAAGATGTTATCGGTAGCACCATCTTTGATGAGATCACGCCAGGAACCGTACAACATCTCCCGTCAGGCAGGACGTTTCAGGCCTTCACGCCGCCATCTGCAGGCGATTTCTCCGCTACTCAAAAAGTCTACGCTCGAAGTGTAGCCGCAGCTTATGAGATCACATATGAAGCGCTCACAGGTGATTCAAGCGACGCCAATTTTTCAACGTTCCGGGGGCAATGGCTGGAATTTCACAGGCGGCTGGCTCACCTGCGATGGAATGTAGCGATTCCTCTCCATTGCGCTCGCGTAACGTCCTGGCATGACGAATTAGCTCGCATGGTGGGACTGCTCAAGGGGGCAGCCGTGGTCGCATGGAACCATACGCCGCCACGTCGCGAGATGCTCGATCCGACCAGAGAAATCCCTGCGCTGATTGATGCTATCAAGGGCGGTGTCACAAGTTTGTCCGAAGTTCAGCGATCCATAGGGTTTGTGCCGGACGAAGTGATTGCGGAGCTGCGGCTTGACTTGGAGCGCGCGCGGGCGGCCGGGCTTCTTCTGTCGTGCGATGGTGCGTCAGATCGCCCTAGTCTGCCAGCAGACGTAGAATCACCTGACCAATCAGTTCAGCCATGACAAACACTATCGCGGCGCCCACCACTGGCGTCTCGGCCCAGTTTTACAGTAACGGGCTGACGCTACGCCTCTACGGAGATGTCGGCGTAGACGTGACGGCGCTTGATGTAGCCAGCGAGCTTCAAGGAGCAAACGGCAGGGACGTTTCCGTTCACGTTTTCTCCTCTGGCGGATCTGCCTCTGAAGGCCTAGCAATTTACAACATTCTCTCGTCATATTCTGGTAGTGTAACAACAATTATTGATGGCATTGCCGCAAGCGCAGCTGGCATAATTTTTATGGCTGGATCCAAGCGAATCATGCCAGAAAATACATTATTTCACATGCACTCGACATGGGGCTACGCTTCTGGTAATGCCGAAAAAATGCGCAGCCTTGCGGAGCAGTTTGACGCCCATACTCAAGCATTCATAGAAATTTATACCAAAAAATCAGGACAAGATCGGGAAAAGGTAAACGAATGGCTGATTGCTGGGAGCGGGAACGGCACTTGGTTTTCTGCGGCCGATGCTCTGGCCATGGGATTTGCCACAGAGGTCGCTCCTGCCGAGGAGGTTCGAGCGCGATTGCCCGCCCCCCCTGCCGGCAGGCTTGACAATGCGCCACCGACCTTAGCGACATGGTTTACAACATCCGCTAACATTCCTACAGAATTCGATTCTTCAGCTCAGATGCCCGTTTCCGCTAGCGCTGCCGAAGCGGCGCCCCCTGCTCCTGTGCCCCCCGCCCCGGTGCCCCCTGCCCCGGTGGCCCCTGCCATGGCGGCCGTCTCAGCCCATGCCGCAGCCACGGCATCAGAATCGAGCGCCGCCGAGCTGGCAGCCCTGCGACGCGAGAACGAAATCCGCCGCTGCGCGGCACAGGCCTCGCTCTCCCCTGAGCAGGTCGATGGTTTGGTGGCCAGCGGCAAACCGTTCGCCGAAGTGGCCGTCGAGATTGTGCGCGCACATGCCGCCACCGTGGAAGGGCGCAGCCAGGCAGGGCACCCAGCCCGGATTGGGGTGCTGCGCGATGAAGGCGACACCATTGTTGAGGGTCTCACGGATGCGGTATTGGCAAAAATCAAGCCAAACGACCCTCCGTCGGATAAGGCCATTCCATATCGCGGGATGCGGATGATGGAGTTTGTCCGCACTTATGCCAATTCGAGGGGGATCAACACGGTGGGAAGGACCCCACACGAGTTGATCTCTCTGGCGCTTCACGTCAGCGACGACTTTTCCAACATTCTCTCCAATGCTGCGAACAAGTCCATGATGGCTGGATGGGCTGAAGAAACCCACCAATGGGATCAGTTTTCACGGCGGCGCGATCTTCCCGATTTCCGTCCAACGAATGACATGTTTGTCTCCGGATCTCTTGATCCAATTAAGGTCAATCAAGGAGATCAATCTGACAAAACGAAAATTGATGCTCGGATGGAGGGCAGTGAGTATCAAATGGCCACCCTTCAAGACGGCAGAACATCTTGGCGGCTTGACAAGTTCACTCGTGGCCTTCGGGTTGCTGAGGAAGTTTTTATCAATGACGACCTAAGCGCCCTTCAGGCGGTGCCGGAAATGTTCGGCCGCGGCGCTCGACGTGTTCAGGCCAATGCGATTTATGCCTTGATCACGGGCAACGCGACGGTCTCAATGGACGGCCTACCGTTGTTCCATGCCAGCCACAACAACACCGGAGCAGGCCTAATCAATGTTGACGGCATGGCCACCGGCATGTTAAAGCTCTCAACCCAAAAGGATCCAGCCGGTAATCCATTAGAGCTTGAGCCTGATTTTTTCCTGGGACCCAGGGCACTTCAGGCAACTGCTATGCAGTTTTTGTATCCCAATAACTATGCTCCCAGCGTGTTGAGCGGCAATGCTGGTCCCAATCCCTACGCTGGCGCCGTTCGCGATCTGTACTCGGCCAGGCTGGACACCACGAGCACTACTCAGTGGTATTTGATCGCTGGCCCCGGCAAGGTTGAGGGAATTGTTTATGGTTACTTGGAGGGCGAATCTGGGCCAACCCTGACTACAGACACCAAGCGCAATCCTGACTGCGTGGAATTTTTATTCCGCATGTATTTTGGATGCGCGATTAAAGATTGGCGCTTTATCTATCGCGCTTCTGGTGTTGCTCCCTAATAGCAACTTCCCGATCAATTCTATCTCTTTCATCCAATGAAAAACCAAGTCAGGTCTGAGGCTACAACGATCCCACTCACCGCTCCCTACGCGGTGGAGTCTGGCGGCGCTGCGTTGATCGGCGCT